GGTAGTGGCAAGGCCAACACTCGCACAGATCGAGGGCTCGACTGTCCTAGCGAAAGAGGCGACGGTCGCGGCCAGGGCAACCCAAACCAGTGTCGATGGCAAACCAACCCTGGCACAGATCGAGGGCTCGACTGTCCTAGCGAAAGAGGCGACGGTCGCGGCCAGGGCAACCCAAGCCAGTGTCGATGGCAAGCCAAGCCTCGCCCAGATCGAAGGCTCGACGATCCTAGCGAAAGAGGCGACGGTCGCCACTGTCCGGGATCGCATCGGTGCGTTCGCCGGAACAGGCGTCAACACAATTCTTGGGTTCTTCCGCGCTCTGATGCGCAAGGACAACGGAATCACCACGCCGAGCGACATCGAAGGTAACTTCTCCCACGCGACCGATTCGGTCGAAGCGATCCGCGATCGAGGCGATGCGGCCTGGACGACCGGAGCTGGTGGAGGCGGTGGTGGTGGGGATCCATGGGCCACCGATCTCCCTGCCGGGAACTACACGACGAATCAAGCCGGTGGAATTATTCAATCCGTGCTCGCCAAGACCAACACGATCCAATCGGGCAAGGTCTCCTATGCTGGCCCAGTCACGGCCAAGGGCACCGTAGACCAGATCGTCATCGGCGATGATTACCTCACCGCCCATGGAACCGCATTCGTCTGGACGATCTCGGCGATCCCTGGCATGTCGCCTGGTGCGGTGACCGTCCACTTCGGGGGCAAGAACGGGATCAACACATTCGCTGTCACCGGAACCGCTGCGGACATCGGGTCGGGCAAGTGGTCGCTGACCTGCGAGATGCCCCGAGCCACCTCGGGCCAGATCGTCGCGGGAGAGTACCGCTACTCGGTCGCTGCCCACAATGCTGCCGGGGTCGAACTCACTCGGGTCTATTACGACGATCCACTCGTGGCCGTGGAGAAATTCACCCCATGAACGTGACCTTCAAAGTCAAAGAAGCTTTCTTCGATCGCCCCAAGGTGATTGCCTCGCTGAAAAAAGCGAAGCGGAAAGCACTCTCCAAAGCCGGTGCTTTCGTGCGCAAGCGAGCTCGATCGTCGATGCGTCGCCGAAAAGGTGTCTCGTCGCCCGGTTCTCCACCGTCGGCCCATTCGAATGGCCACTCGCTCAAGACGATCCTGTTCGCCTACCAGCCCCAAAGCGAATCGACGATCGTCGGCCCAGTGCAACTGAACCAAGTCAACTTCACGATCGAGTCGGTGACATCGACGGTGCCAGGCCTCCACGAGCGAGGCGAAACGGCGATCGTCCGAGAGTACCGATACCAACCGATCGAAGGCGATACGGACCCAGTCCAATGGCGTCGTGTGGATGGTCGACGACGCTATGAGCAGCGGGAAGGCTATCGATTCCAGACCCGACGTCGTACGGCACGATACCCAAAGCGTCCTTTCATGCGTCCTGCCCTCGAGGCCGAAGCCCCAAATTTCCCCGAGTTATTCAAGAACTCGATCCAACCAGTAAGGTAACCCAAGGTAAACCATGGCAGGGAACATCAAGGCCGGTCAAGCTTACGTCGAGATCGCAACCAAGCAGGGATCGTTTGACAAAGGCATGGCCCAGGTTCAAGCCGCCATGTCGAGACTCAAAGGGGTCGCCACAACGATGGGCACAGGAATCGCAAAAGGTTTCGCTGGTGCCCAGGGTGCGTTGTCTGGCTTTTCCAGCAAGGTGCTCAATCTACCGACGGCGATCGCTGGATCGGTCGCTGTGACTGGCTTAGTCGCACTGGCCAAAGGATTCGCCGACGCTGGCAGTGCTGTCGACGACATGGCCCAGCGAACTGGCATGAGTGCCGAGGCGGTGTCTTCTCTGGGGTACGCTGCCAAGCTCTCAGGCACTGACATCGGGACACTCGAAAAGGGTGTTCGCAAGATGCAAGTCGGAATTGCCGACGCAGCAGCCGGTGTGCCTGGTGCTGTGGACAAGTTCGCCGCGCTGGGACTCAAGGTTGAAGACCTAGCGAAAATGTCCCCCGATGAGCAATTTATCGCGATCGCCGACAAGCTGTCGTTGATCCAGGATCCGGCATTGAAAAGCGCGGCCGCGATGGAGTACTTCGGGAAAGCCGGTGCGGACCTGGTCCCGATGCTCTCCGAGGGTGGAGAGGGGATTCGCAAGCTCCAGCAGGACGCAGCAGACCTTGGGCAAACCATGTCGGGCGAAGACGCAGCGGCTGCTGGGAAACTTGGCGATGTGTTCGATCGACTCTTTGGCGTGATCGGAGGCCTACAAAACCGGATCGGTGCGGCCCTGGCCCCGCTGCTGACCACTGTCGGCGAAAAGATCATCTCGGTGGTTTCGACCGTCTCAAACTGGATCGCCGAGAATCAGGAGCTGATCATCACGATCGCCAAGTGGACGGCAGTCGGAGCGGGATTGCTCGCTGGCCTCGTCGCACTCGGTGGAGCTGCCGCGGTGCTGTCGGTGGCGATGACTGGGATCGCTGCGATCGGTGGAGCGATCGCCACAGTGTTCGGCCTGATCGCCGGTGTGATCACAGCGATGGTTTCCCCGATCGGCCTGGTTGTCGTCGGCATCACCGCCGCCGCTGGAGCGTTTCTGTACTTCTCGGGCACCGGCAGTGAAATGGTCGACGCGATCGTCGCTAAGTTCACCGAGCTTAAATCGATCGTCCTCCCAGTTTTCGACGCTATCAAAACCGCCCTGATGTCTGGCCAATGGCAGGCCGCTGGACAAATCGCCATGACCGGCCTGCAATTGGTCTTTCGAGTCGCCACGCGAGATCTGTACGCGGGATGGCTCTCGATGGTTACCCGCATTCAGAACGCATGGACGGACATGTCCTCGGGAGTCTCCCAGGGTGCGGTGTCATTTGTCGCGAATCTGATCAATGTGATGGCCGGAATCCCAACCGGAATTCAAAACGGATTTGCGACCGTGTTTACCTGGCTCCAGGGCACCTTTGATCGGACCGTCAATTTTATCTCCAAAAAACTGCTTTACGTGTACTCCATGTTCGACCGCTCGATCGACTATGAGAAGGCCGCAAAGCAGATGGACACGGACGCCGCAAAACGAGCAGACGCTCGGCAAAAGTCGCTCGATGCAGCCAACGCGAAACGCAACGAAGATCTTCAACGAGCCAACCAGGGCCGTCTTGGTATCGCCAACGAAATGAATCGTGGGATTCAAGCCGATGCTGATGCGACGAAGCAAGGCCGCGAAAACGCCAACGCCGAGCTGCTCACTGGGTTCGATGCGCAGATCGAGAAGCTCCGTAAGGAATTGGAGATCCAAACGACTGCGATTCGCGATACCGCCGACGAGCAAGCCAAAGCAGAGGCCAAGCCGTCCGAGCTCGCACAGAAAACACCGCCTCCTGAGAAACCAAAGATCCCCACGGTCCAGCAAGTCAAGGCGACCACCGCGACGCAGACCGCTGGAACATTCTCGGGATTTGCTGCTGGCATGATGGGTGGGACGACATCGGCCCTCGATCGCATGGCCGACCAATCGGCCAAGGCAAATGAGTTGCTGTCCAAGATCGCGGAAAACACGAGCGAAGACCAAACCCTGGCCTTTGGGAGCTAATCAATGAGCGCATGGACGCATCTGTCTGTATCAGTCGACGAGACCGCCGAGTCGCGAGAGACCGATTTCAACCTGAAGAACGGCCAACGGACTCAGACTCGCACGGCCATTGTCACTGGGTACACCGAGCCCGAAGACGCGGCCCAAGCTGCCGTAGACTTGCCAAGTACTCCATTCCCGCTGGTAATCCCTGCGGCCATGGGCAAGCCCTCCATGGCAATGATTGGAGCCAAGGCCAAGCCGCTGACCCCCAACGCATGGGAGATCGTATTTTCTTACGAGTCTCGCGCGTACGATGACACAGATCCGCTGACCTGGACTTTCTCTGGCACGACACTCGGCAAGACCCAGTTGGTGACCCAATCTTATGCCACGACTCGCTATGGTGGATCGGCTCCGAACTATGGATCGGCGATCAATGTCGATCAGAACGGGGTGAAGGGTGTCGAGATCGGGATTCCAGGGTTGGAATTTCAGATCGAAAAGACATTGGCCAAGGGTGTACTGACGCTCGCTTATGTCATGACCCTGGTCAATCTCACGTATAAAACCAACGTTGCTGCTTTTCGAAACTTCGCTGCTGGAGAACTGTTGTTTCTCGGTGCTGAGTTTAGGAACGGATCGACCGGAGAAGTCACCGTTGTTTTCA